GGCATTTTTTTACATACGGGGAAAAACACCTTGACGGGGGTAGGCACTGCGATCATATTCCGCGTCAACATGATTTCTGTTGCCTGAGATCGAACACGGGTGGCCGAACTTCGGTTCTTGAAGCGTCGAGAAGCGCCGCGGCTCTTGCAGCAGCGAGACGAACATCGAGGCAGCCGACACGACCGAGGCTATGACAGCCAGTGGGCGGATCTCTCGAAACGGTTCCTGCGTCGCAACCCGCTTTGTGCGGAATGTGAGCGTCAAGGCTTCGATCGGAATGCCGATCTCGTCGATCACGTCTTGCCCGTGAGGGAGTTTCCTCATCTGCGGCTGCGATGGTCGAATCTACAAAGTCTCTGCAGGCCTCATCACGACGGCTGGAAGAGGCGGATGGAAAATTTCGCGCGTGAGCGTGGACTGCTGAAGGCCTTGGCTGCCTGGGTGCGATCACCTGAGAAGCGGCCGCCGAAGTTCCGCTGCATGCTCGTCTGAGAAAGGGCCGTCACAATCGGCCCAGATTGGCGCAGAACAGCGGATCGTCCCCCACGATCTGCGAGATGGCGCCGAGAGTTTCGAGGGCTGTCATGATCGTCGAGTATCTGGTTCTCGGTGGTCGCGGCGTCATCGACGTGTATCCGGACGGCGGGCTAAACCCGTGGCCGTCATGCGGCGATGCGAGCTATTCGTTCTGGCTTGTCCCGAACACGTTTGAAGTTTGAGTTTCGAGGGCAGCGGCGCGAAGCCGTCTGACGGAGACAGGTAGCCCGGTCGCCGCTCGGCGCCCGAACCGACGCGCCCCTAAAGGGCTGGCAGTGCGCTACAGCCGAAAGGCCCCTCGAGAACATATGCCCGGTCGCGCAAGCCGGTGCGTACCTGACGCCGCTCTTCGAGAGCTTGTCTGGTTTCGTTGCGCATGTTGAGAACTGACTTTCGCCGGCTCGAAAGGGCCGGCGCTTTTCTCAAGAGTTTCACCTAGGGGTGTCCGGCCCGAGAGCGGCAATGGCCGTCGCTTTCGCAGCAAAGGCAGGATCACCGGCCCCCGATCACCAGAGGCGTTCGACCGGCAAGCTGCGAAGCCGGATTCGAGAAGCGACCAGGCCGGGAACGGGGTGGGGTCGCAAGCCAACCGCCGCCAATAGGCCGCTGTAAGGCGCGGGGCTGAAACCGCGTCGGGGGTCTGCAAGCCCCATCACAAGTTTCGGCTCCGGCCGTCCGTAGGCCCCCCGTGGGCGTTCCTCCCAAACTTGGGGCCGTGCTTTCGGGCGCGGCCCTTTTTCATGAGGCCCCGATCATGAACACAGACGATTTGGACGACGTCGAGAACGTCGCTGTGCAGCAGGGCGTCGCCGAACAGGCCGCCGCTGAGGCGCCGGAAGACGATGGCGATGATCTCGCCGCTGAGACCGCTGTCACGCGGGCTGACGGCGACGCCGACGACGAAGTGACGCAGGCGCCGGCAGACGTCGAGCAGCAGCCGGACGGCGAGCCCGGCGAACCGGCAGCCGAAGGTGACGAGGTCGCTGAGGCACCTGCCAAGCCGGTTCGCCGCGTCATCGTTCCGCACGACCTGACTTGCTTCATGCCGCCCGGCGCAGTCCCGGTCGCGCCCTATGAGTGGAAGGTCGAAGAGGACGAGAACGGCGTCGCCACAGCCTACTTCGAGATTGAAGGGCCGGGAGACGATGTCTCAGTCGTCGTGGATGACATCTGGGATGAGCACCACGGCACGCGCCGGATCATTTCCTGGAAGTGAGCCATGGGACGCACGGCGCTATCAGACGCCGAGAAGAAGGCTAAGAAAACCTTCGACCCGCGGTATTCAGAACAAGCCCGCGGTCAGGCAGCGTCGGCGAAGGTCATTGCCTTCCCGTCGCTGCAGGATATTCCGAGTTGCAGCTTCCCTCTCGATGATGAGGGGCAGCGGATCTACGACGACCTCACTCGGACGCTGTTCGAGCAAGGTCGGCTCACGGTGCTGACGCATCTCGAGATCTCTGCGCTGGCCGGCGGCATCTCCGCTGAGCGCGCGAAGATCAGCGCCGGCAAGTCGGCGTCGGCGATCGCCTTCGTTCGGTTTCTGGAGCGTGTCGACAAGCTCCAGCGCGCTTCGGTCGATCGAGCCTATGCCGGGTCGTCGACAGAGGGCCGCTCGAACAAGTTTGCACGAAGCGGCTTCGCGGCGCGGCGCTGATGGCGCGCCCGCAAGCGCTGAAAGCCTTCACGAAGGCGCAGGAAAAGCCTCAGTTTCCGCGTTCTGAGTGCAAGGATTGGCTGGTTTCCGTCGAAATCGACGGCGAACAGCAGACGTTTCCCGACTACACGGGCATCGCGATCGAGTATTGCGAGCGCGTTCTCGACGGACGGATCGACGCCGGCAAGCTGGTGAAGCGCGCCTGCAAGCGCTTTCTGGCCATGTACGAGCGCGCGAAGCGGCCCAGATGCGAGTTTTCGTGGTCGAATGAGTGGATTCTCCACACCTGTTCGTTCGTCGAGAAGCTCCCGCAGGTCGAAGCGGTCGATGGACCGATCGAACTGCAGCCCTGTCAGATTTTCTGGCTGGCTGCGATCTATGGATTCCGGCTGAGGGACGGCCGGCGCCTCGTTCGCGAGGTTATGATCGTCCTGCCGCGCAAAAACGGCAAGTCGCTGCTGCTGGCGGCGATGACGCTGATCGCTCTTGTGCTCGAAGATGAGCCAGGCCCGGAAATCGTGATCGGCGCGTCCACACTCGCCCAGGCGGGCGAGGTTCTGGATCCCGCGCGCAAGATCGTGATGAAGGATGCCGATCTGCGCGAGCATTTCGCGCTGAAGGTGCTCAACAGCAAGATCGAATGCGGCCTCAACGCCGGCGCGATCCGGCTGGTGACGTCGGTCGCGTCTGCAAACGACGGCGCCTCGCCGCACATGGTCGTGCTCGAGGAACTCCACGCGCAGAAGCCGGGCCTCTATCAGGTCATGTCGTCCGCCTTCGGCGCTCGCCGGAACTGGATGCTGGCCAAGATCACGACCGCCGGCAGCGTGGCGGCCGGTCTGTGCTGGGAACAGTGGAAGAAAGCGGAGCGCTTGCTCACCGGGCAGTACCGGGCGGACAGCGAATTCGCGATCATCTATGCGGCCGACAAGGAAGATCGGGGCAACGAGACCGATCTCCTGCTCATCCGCAAGTGCAATCCGATGTACGGGATCTCGCTGACGCCGGAATCGGTGCGGCTCGAGGTCTCCAGATACGTCAACGATCCGAATTATCGGGCGGAATATCTCCGCACGCGGCTCAACCAGTGGTCGAACGCCGCGGAGGCGATTTTCGACCCTGATGAGTGGGACGACTGCCGGCACGAGATCACGCCGGCGATGTTCAAGGACTTTCCGGCGTGGATCGGCGTCGACTTGGCGCTCCGCGACGACATGCTGGCCGTGGGGCTGCTGTTCGATGTCGGCGACGCGATCGTCGGCTTCGTTCGCTACTTCATCCCGGAGGATTCGCCGTATCTGGCCGATCCTGACTACTCATCGACCTATCAATCCTGGATCGAAGAGAAGCGGGTCACGCTGAGCGGCCAGTATTACATCGATCTCGGTCCGGTCGGCGCCTGCATCAAGGACTGGCACAAGGAATTCGCGGTGAAGGAGATCGGCGTCGATCCTTCGCACGCGATGCACTTCGCGAACGAGCTGCAGAACAGCGGCCTGCCGATCGTGATGATCAAGAACACGGCCGAGATCATGTCTGAGCCGACCGATGACCTCCGCGTCCGCGTGAAGGCCGGTCTTTTTCGGCACGATGGAAACCCCGTTCTCGCGTGGAATGCGCAGAACGTGGTCGGAAACAGGAACACGCGAGACCTGATCCTCCCGAAGAAGGAGAGCCGGAACTCGCCGAACAAGATTGACGGCATCCACGCGCTCATCTTCGCGAACGCCCTTCGGATGAAGGGCCTCGAGTCCGAGCGCAAGGAGGCCGACAAGCCCCACCCCTGGGCCGTTCGCGGCCTGCTTGGAATGGACGAACCGGCTGAATCCTCGCCGGAACAGCAATAGGAGCAACCCATGGCCGCCACCGCACGCACGATGACGACCACGCAGACCGACGCCGGCTTGCAGGTCAACCCGATCGCCGCCGACAACACCAATGGCGAGGCGTATCCCGCCGTCGTCAACGGCTCGTCGAACGTCTTCGTCTTCTACAATCCGACGGGCGGCTCGATCAACGCGGTTCTGAAAGCTGCCAGCACGAGCGCGACCCGCGTGCAGGGGCTCGGCACCGTCACGCCCGCTGACAAGACGCTCGCGATCGGCGCGTCGAAGTTCGGCGTGTTCGAGATCCTGCCGAGCGAGCTTCCGTCCTATACGGACGCCTCCGGCAAGATCAACTTCACCTATTCGGCGACCGGACTGCTCGCGCTCGGCCTCGGCACCCGCGATCGCTGACGAAATCGCGGTTTAGGCGCCTCAAATGAGCGTCGAAAAGGCCCTTTCGGTGCTCCGGGAGACCATCCCGGGGCCGGATTCGCACGTCGAAAAGGGATGGTCGGGCTGGAATCCGTCCGATCTTGGCATCGGCATCGGCAACGGCGCCGACACGAACACATGGCTGACGCTCACGAAAATGCTGGGGCTGACGCCTCAGAACACGATTTCGCTGGTCGAAGCCTTCCAAATCATGGGCGCCACAGCCTGCGGCGACGCGATTTCGCAGGATATTGCGAAGTCGACCCTGCGCATGTGGGAGCGTCTCGACGACGGCGGCCGCAAGCTGGTGCGCCCGAAGGATCATGTCGTCGCGCGCTTGCTCGCGGAAGATCCGAACGAAGAGCACACCTGGGATGAAGTGCACGAGATGGCCGTGCGCCAGTTCGTCTTCACCCAGAACGCCTATTTCGTGAAGGGCCTCTCGCGCCGCGGCGAAATCACCGAAGTCATCCCGGTCCTAACGCTTCGCGTCTATATGTGGGTCGATCCCCAGAGCGGGATGAAGTGGTTCACCGTCACGCGCGGCTCGAATTTCGAGCGCGCCATGCTGCGCGACTATCCGCTGCAGATCCCGGAAGAGAATATCATCCACATCCGCGGCCGCATGGTCGACGGCGTGCTCGGATATTCGACGCTGGTCGCCGGCAACGAGTCCTTCGGCCTGGCAAAGGACGTGCAGGGCTACCAGCGCCGCCTGTATTCGTCCGATGCGCGCCAGCATGGCGTGTTCGAACTGCCGGAAGAGGCCGAATTCGGCGACGCCGAGTTCAAGCGCCTGCGCGAACAGGTCACGAAGGCCTGGCAGAAGATGCGCACCGAGAATTATCCGATGATTCTCGAGAAGGGCGCGGCGTTCAAGGCCATCAACATGACGGCCAGCGATTCCGAGGTCGCGAAGGTGCGCAATCAGGCGCTCCTCGAGGTCTGTTCGCTGTTCCGCGTGCCGCCGTACAAGATCGGCTTCCTCGAAGAGTCGAAATACTCGAACATCGAGGCGCAAGAGCGCATTTACGTCGACACGACGCTTGTTCCGATCGCTCGCCGCATGGAACGCCGGCTCGAGCGTGAATTTCTCGTCGGCGAAGACCGTCATCGCTACTTTTTCGAGTTCGATCGCGAAGAAATGGTCGCGATGGACGCGAAAACCCGCGCCCAGATCGCCAAGGATAACGTCCAGACCGGCCAGTGGAAGATCGACGAAGGCCGTCGTTTCCAGCGCATGGACCCGCTCCCGAACGGCGCCGGCGATGTCCGGTCGATCGCCGTCAACACGACGCTCATCGACGACAACAACAAGGTCGTTGTGCAGGGCGCGTCGGGCCAGCCGCAGGGCGAAAACGGCAAAGACACGAAGCCGAATGACGATGCCACGGACGAAAGCGGCTCCGTCGTTCCCATGAAACGGAGAGCATGATGGCTCGCAAGCACGTCTCGGTCGCCGAATTCAAGGCGGCCATCGAATCCGGCAAGCGCACGGACGAAATGATCATCACGAAGAACGTCGTGATGCAGAAGGCCGAAGGCGAGAAGGAAATGCTTCGCGTCCGCACGTTCGAAGTGTCGAACGAGAGCGTGGATCGCGACGGCGACGTCATCAAGCAGAACGGCGTCGACTGGAAGAACTTCATGAAGAACCCGGTCGTGCTCTTCGCGCACAATGCGAAGGAGCTTCCGATCGGCAAGGGCCTGGCCGTGCGCCGCGTCGGCACGAAGACCCTGATGGACATCGAATTCGCGGCCGCTGACGCAAATCCGAAGGCCGAACAGGTGCTCAAGCTGCTGGACGGCGGGTTCCTCAATGCCGGCTCGATCGGCTTCACTCCGAAGGAGGTCTCGCGCGTCAGCACGAAGGATCGCGACGGCTTCGACATCCAGAAGTCCGAGGCGCTCGAATTCTCGATCGTGCCCGTTCCGGCCAATGCCGATGCGCTGCATCAGGCGAAAGAGGCCGGCCTGGACGTCTCGGTCTGCAAGGAATTCATCGCCGGCGCGCTGAAGGCGTATCGCCTCAAGGAAGACGGCGACATCGAAGCCATCCCGGCGCCGAAGGTCGAGAAGGGCCTCTACACGGTCGGTCGCCTCGCCGACATCCTGCAGTCGCTCGATTACATCGAAGATAGCTGCGAGTACGAGCGGGAATATGAGGGCGACGACTCGACCGTGCCCGAACAGATCACGGCGGCGATGCACGTCTTGGGCGGCGCGCTGATCGCGATGGTGCAGGAAGAGGTCGCGGAGCTTCTCGGCGAAGAGAGCGGCGAGACCATGAAGGCTGCCAAGGCCTTCCTCGCCAACGTGAAGTTCACCGACAAGGTGCAGACGAAGACGCTGCCGAAGGTCGTCACGAAGACCGTCGGCGAGAGTGCTGGCGAAGCAATCCTCACGCCCGCGCAGGTCACTGCCCTCGAAAAGGCGGTGAAGAAGGAAGTCAACGATACCGCGCAGACCGGCGATTCTGGGATCATCGCGCAGTTGATGGCCGCCATCCGCCGCGTCCTGCCCGGTGCTCCTGGCGCGCCCGGCGTGAACGACACGATCAGCTCTGATCAGGACGTCACGATCGACGTCGTCCCCACGAAAGAATTCGACGAAGCGAAGGCTCTCGCGGCCGCTGCAGTTGCCCGGTCGCGCGCGCTCGTTGCGGCCGAATAACCCGCTTCCAGCCCCAGGAAGAACCCGCTCCCCCGGGAGCAAAGGCCGCCACCGCGGCCTTTTTTGTTGCCCGAAGGAGGGCTTTCCATGACGCTCAAAGAAAAGATTGCAGCTCTCCGCGCCAAGATCACCGCGAAGAGCAAGGAAGTCGAAGCCTCTTCCACGAAGGAGGCGCATTCGGCTGACGACCTGAAGGTGCTGAAGGAGGCGACCGCCGAACTCACCGCGTTCAACACCGAACTCGACGCGCTCCTCGAGACGCAGAAGGCCCTCGGCGCCACGCGCGCTGTCCCGGCGCTCGAAGACGGCGAGACCGTCCACGCGCAGGTCAAGACGAAGCTCTCGACCGAAGAGAAGATCAGCGCCGCGATCTGCGGCCTGCTGAAGTCGAACGCCGACCCTTCGAAGAACGCCTACGCCCACATGGATGAGATGGGCTACGGCACGATCGCGAAGGAATTCGAGGCGGCCCGCGTCAAGGCGCCGATGCAGGCGGGCGTCGCTGCGCAGGGCGGCATTCTGGTGCCGATCGACATGGCGAACGAGATCGTCGAGATCCTGCGCCCGAACACGACCATCCTGCAGGTTCCCGGTCTGCGTCGGATCCCGATGCCGAACGGTAACTATGAACTGCCTGCCGGTGCGACCGGCGCGACGGCGAACTATCAGGGCGAAGTCGCCCACGCCGGCGTGACGCAGCAGACCTTCCGCGATGTGAAGCTGACCGCTCGCACGCTGTCGGCGATCATCCCCGTCACCAACGACCTGCTGAACTTCTCGATCAGCGGCGCGATGAGCTTCGTGCAGACCGATCTGCGCGCCGCCCTGTCGCAGAAGATGGACGCCTCGCTGTGGCGTTCGACCGGCGGCACCAACCAGCCGACCGGCATCATGAAGATCCCGGGCATCGGTACGCGCGCGGACGGCAACACCAACGCGCCGACCTATACGCAGATCGACGCCGCGGCTCGCGTCCTGATCGTCGCGATGCAGAATTCCTACATCCCGGAGACGAATTGGGCGTGGGTCATGCCCAAGCGCGTCATCGGCTACCTGCAGGATCTCCGCACGTCGAACGGCAATCCTGTCTATCCGGGCATGCAGCTTCCGGAAGGCCAGAAGCGCTTCAAGGGCTACCCGGTCCTCGAGACGACCAACTTCCCGCTCACCCTCAACACGCGCGGCTCTTCGGACGACACCGAAATCGCGCTGGTTGCGGGCGATCAGGTGCTCTTCGGCGAGTCGATGCCGCTCGAGCTGGCCGTTTCCTCGGAAGCGACCATCGTCAACGGCTCGACCGTCACGTCGATGTTCCAGGCGCGCCAGACTGCCGTGCTCGCTGTCATGCAGCACGACATCAACGTCCGCCAGATCGGCGCGGTGCAGGTGCTCACCGGCGTCCGCTGGGGCGCGTAAGCGCTTCAGCCCCCATAGTCATCAACCTCTAAGGAGAAGGCCATGCCCCAGGCCGTTTGCTTTCTACAGTCCGCGTTCCCCTTTTCGAAGGGCGACTCGACTGTCCTGCAAGACGAAAAGCTCGCCGAAGAACTTCGTGAGAAGAAGGTCGTCGAGTTCGTGAAGCATGAGAAGAAAGCGGACGCGGGAGAGCCGCCGGCTCCTCCCGCTCCTCCTCCGGAGGCCACTGCTGAAGATCCTGAGATCGACGATCAGCAGGAGGATGGCGAAGGGGATGAGGATCTCGTGGAGATTCCCGACGATTGGGAGAAGCTCCACCACACGCAGATCATGAAGCTCGCCAAGGACATCACCGGCGCCGCGTACGCAAACGTCGCTGATGCCCGCGGCACGATCAAAGACGAACTCGCGCGCCGAGCTGCGGCCGGCGAATAGGAGACACCAGATGTCGAAGCATTCCCTGAAGAAAAATGGCGGCTCAGTCGCACAGTCGGTCTATCTGAACGGCGTGACGGCTGTCACGGCGGGCGGCGCCGGCGACAACACCGCGATCAACGGCGCATGGACTGATCGCTCGCTCGGCTCGGCTATCGGCCTTGCCGGCTCGGCCAAGGTCATCGTTGCATGGTCGACGACCCTCGCGGCCGGCAAGACGCTCTCGCTCGCGTTCAAGATGCAGGACGCGGACGACAACTCCGGCACGAACTCGGCCGATGCCGGCGTCGACGCCTATCCGAACGGCGCGGCCCTGGCCTCGACCGTCGTCAAGACGGACGGCGGCGCCGGCGGCACTTACACCGGCACGACCGAATTCGACGTGAACCTCACCGGCCTGCGCCAGTTCGTGCGCTCGGTCGTCACGCCGGACCTCAACGCCTCCGGCACCGACACCGCCTCGGTCCAGATCGTCGGCGTGCTGTTCGGTTCCGACCGCGGCCCGATCAGCAAGTCCCTTGTCTGATCAGGCAAAAGAGAAACAGGAGCGCGGGGCCGCTCCTGCTACGGCCCCGGGCGGCGGATACGTTCGTCGCCCGGGTGCTTATCAGCCGCGCGATGAGAAGCCCGACAATCGCGTGACGCGCGATTTTCAGGCTACTCGCGGCGACTACAAGACGAAATGATCGGAGGCGCTGGTGGACCTCGAGCTCATCACGGCGCCGACGAAGGCCGAAATCCTCGCGCTGGTCTCGGTCGCGAAGATCAAGGCCGAACAGCGCTTCTTCGATCCGTCTGAGGACGCGCTCTTCGAGGATTTCATCGAACAGGCGTTCAACTGGTTCGACGGCCCGCATGGCTGGCTTCGGCGCGCGGTGCTGCCTCAGCAGTGGACACTCTATCTGACCGATTTCCCCCGGCGCGCCGTGCTGCCGACGTTCCCTTATCCGTTCCTCGCCGACGGCTCGACGCCGATCGAGATCCCGATGCCGCCGCTGAAGTCGATCCAGGATATCGCCTATCGCGACAGCGACAATGCGTGGAATGTGGTCGACAGCGCCGTGTACGAAGTGATCACGCCTGAGAATGAGTTCGGGCGTGCGACGCTGGCGATCGGGCAGGAATGGCCGCTTCTGGTGCCGCGTGAGCGCGCCGTGCGCGTGAAGTTCACCTGCGGCTATGATGCCGACAAGGTGCCGAAGGCGATTCAGCGCGGCCTGCGCTATCTCGCCGGCTATTTCTGGATGAACCGGAACGCCTCCTTCGAGGATACGCGCGTGACGGCCATCGACCGCAAGATCGTGTTCGGCCTCGAGGCGATCGCCGGGCGGTATCGCTTCATGAACGACCTGGTCGGCGGCTGAGATGGGCAAGCCGATCCGCTACACCTGCCGCGTGCAGGTGAAGAAGCACAATTACGACGCTACATCGCCTAATGCCGATCCCTACCGCGACAAGCCGCGCGATCTGGGTGAGGACTCCATCACCAAGGAGATCTGGGTGTCGATCCTGCCGCAGCGCGGCTCGGAAGCGACCGATTTCCACAGCCGCCAGTCGATCATGCGCTGCACGATCAAGGCGAACTATCTCGACGGGCAGGAGATCACGGCGTCGCACTATTTCCAGTACGGCACGCGCCGCTTCGACATTCAGGCAGTCCTGCCCGATGACGAATCCAGGAAGGACGTCACCTTCCTGTGCGAAGAAAAGCTGACGGGCGTCTGATGAGCCGTCCTGCAGGCGTTTACGGCGGCCAGAAGGTCGCAGGCGCGCTTCGGAAGCGCTCCGGTATGCTCACGGCGCCTGTGCTGCGCTCCGCCCGCAACGCGGCGCTCGAGCCGATGCTGTCGGCAGCGCGCGTTCACCTGATGGCAAACAGGTCCGTGCATCGCGGCGTCTTGCTGAAGGGCATGGCCATCGTGACGACGGGCAAGAATTCGTCGGCGCTGGGCGCCACGGGCAAGGCGATCTCGATCGCGCATCTTGTCGAGTTCGGCACCGCGCCGCACTGGCAGCCGAACCGGCACATGATGCACCCCGGAGCGCGCCCGAAGCCGTTTCTGCGGCCGGCCTTTGAAGAGATGAAGGGCACGGTCATCGCGACCTTCGCGCAGGAGTTGCGCATGATCTTGTTGGCGCGATGAGCCTCAGTGTCTTCCCCGCGATCATCGCGCGCCTGGCCAAGGATGCGGCGATCACGACCATGGTCGAAGACCGGATCTATTCGTTCACCGGCGATCAGAATTCGCCGTGGCCTGACCTGGTCGTATTCCCGACGGTGAAGACTGACACGATGGACATCAACGGGTCCGGGCCCCCGCATTTCGAGCGCATCTCGATCGAGTGCCGCGGCAAGACCGCGCGCTCCGTCGATCTGCTGGGCCGCGAGGTCCGGCGCTGCCTGCAGAACGCAACTTTCTTCTATCGATCCCCAGAGGGAGACACATTCAATGTCCACGGCTGCATCATCGCTGGAGACGTCTTTCCCGTCGACGAAGAGTGGCTCATCCTCCGTCGAATCATCGACTTCCGAGTCTCTTACACCCCCGGCGGCTGACGCCGGCGCCGAGATCCCGAAGGAAGTCGTCGACGCGGTCGAACAGGCCGCTGCCGAAGCCGCCGCTGAGCACATCAGCGCCGACGATCCCGACGCTGCCTTCGTGGCGGCTGTCGAAGCGACCAAGCCGGAGCCGACCCCGGAATATCTCCACGTCATCGGCGAATGCGCTGCGCCGTGCGGCCTCGCCGAAAGCGAGTGGCATCGCGGCGTGAAGATGTGGCGCTGCGACGCCTGCGGCTTCCAGACCTTCGACGAAGACGCCGCGCTCAAGCGCATGGCGAACTGAATTCCGGGCAAGCCGGATCAATAAGGGCCAGCCCCGGCCCGGAACCACTGCCCGAAGGAGGGCCCTGAGATGCCTGATTCAACCCCGAATATTGGTCTTGGCTCACTCGTCGAACTGGCTCCGGCCTCTTCGTCGTCGTGGGCGACCGTCGGCTTCGTCACGAACGTCAACGGTCCGCAGGAAGCCGCGCAGCTCCTCGAAGTCACGAACATGCAGTCGACTTCGAAGGAATACATCCCGGGCGTTCCGGATGGCGGTGAAGTCTCCTTCGAGACGAACTATGCCTCGGACCATGCGACGCACAATTCGTCGACCGGCGTCCTGTACTTCCTGCGCGGCCGTCTTCCCTGCCAGATCCGGCTCACGCAGCCGGGCGGCTCGACCACGTCGCGCGAGACCTATCAGGGCTACATCACGAAGGCCGATCGCACGAACCCGGTCGACGGCGTACGCAAGCTGTCCGTGACGTTCAAGATCACCGGCGGGATCAGCGTCGGCTAAGGCTGAAGGAGTGGCCCCATGAGCGACGATGCCCCGGTCGTCTTCGACAAGTACAGAGGCGAGGTCGAATTCAAGTATCTGAAGAACGCGGTTTTCCGCTTTCGGCAGAAGGATCTATCGTCTCTCTCTTCGCGGTTCGGACCCGAGTATCTCAAGAAGTTCGAAGCCGCGATGGAAAACCATGATGCCGCCGCGCTCGAAGTCTTCATCCTTGCGGGACTGAAGGAGAAGGGCGGCGGCAAGTATCCGATCGACGACGAAACGATCGACGATCCGCCCTGGCCGACGACGGCGCCGTATGGGCCAATGCGCGCGGCCATGATGTTCGCCATCACCGGCCTTACAGCAGCCGAAGCCGAGAAGGCCGAAGCTGAGGCGCGCGAGCGCATGCGGCAGGAGGTCGAGGAGAAATTCCCTCTGGGCCCTTCGGCAGGCCAGGAACCTTCCTCGACCGAGTCCGATGGGAAGGCATCCGCCACGGCCTGAATCCTGCCGAGATCGATGAACTGACGCCCTATCAGATCATCGAAGTGGCGCGCATCCGCGGTAGCGATCGCGCAGAACAAATGCTCCTCCTCGCCTTCCAGACCGGCACCTATGCCCAGGCCGATCTGAAGAAGGTCTCCATCAACGAACATCTCGAGCAAATCCGAGATCCCGGGAAACGAGCCCGGGAGGCGGAAGCGCGCGAGCGAATGATCAAAGAGGCTCGAAAAATGGCGAGGAAGCGGTAAGTGGCAGCGATCATCGGTTCGATTGAGGTAATCCTCAGTTCGAATGTTGACGCCTACAATTCCGCCATGCGCTCCGCCGCGACGACGACGGAGCAGCACACGGCGCGAATGGACAGAGCCGTCAAGCAGACGGCGGGGTCTGTAAACTCGCTTGGTCGCTCTCTGGGCACAATGAATGTCGAGGCTTTTCGAAGCCTCTCGTATTCCGCATTGCATGCCAGCGACAGCACTGAGCGCCTGCGCATGTCGATGCTCGCCGTCATGTCCCTTGCGGGCGGCTTCGCCGGCGCGTTCGCGATCAAGGGCCTCACCGAGACCGCGGACACCTATACGAATATCCAGAACCGGCTGCGCGTCATAACCGACAACACGCAGCACCGGGTCGAGCTCGAGCGCGAACTGTTTACCAGCGCGCAGCGCACGCGCACGTCGATCGAAGAAACCGCCAAACTCTACTCCCGCATGGATCTTGCCATCGGCGAGCATCTGTCGACGGCGGAGAAGATGCGGTTCGTCGAGACGGTGCAGAAGTCATTCGCCGTTTCCGGCATGACGCAGTCGGAAATCTCATCGAACGTGCTGGAAATCACGCACGGCATCGATTCCGGCCGCATCCAGGCCAAGACGCTCCGCCCGCTGCTGATGGAAAACGTCGCGCTCGGTAAGGAGCTCGCGAAGATCCTGGCCGGCGGCGATCTCTCCCGCCTTCGCGAGATGGGCGAGGAAGGCGAGATCACGTCCGAGAAGTTCGTCCGCGCGATCATTCAGGCCGGCGACACGATCGATAAGCAATTCACCCGCGTCGTTCCGACGGTCGCCTCCTCGCTGACCATCCTGAATAACGCATGGACGCGCTACATCGGCATGCAGAACGAATCGAGCGGGGCATCGCAGATGCTCTCGCGCGGCATCGTGAGCCTCGCCGATAATATGCAGACCCTCGGCGATCATGCGCTTCAGGTAGGCACGATCCTCGCGTCGCTGTTCATTGGCCGCGGCGTGGCGCGCCGAACCGTCTCTGGCGGCGGCGCGATCGCCGATTCCGTGCGCGGCATGATCGCGGACCGCCGGTCGGATCTAGACGCTGCGCGCGCGGCCGCACTGCGGGCGCAGGAAGAGCGCGCCATGGCGATCGTCGCCGCCGAACAGGCGTCGCAGCGTTCGTCGACCCTGCGCAGCGCGCCGGCCTTCATGGCGGCGGCGCCTTCGGCCAAGGCCGCATGGGAGAAGCAGCAGGCGACCGTCGACAGCATCAAGACGGCGATCGCTGAGGCCGACGCCCGGCAGATGGCGGCGCTGGAGAAGCGCGCGGCCCTCGAAAGCACGGTCGCGACGGCTTCGGAAGGCGCCTTGCGCAAGCAGGCGGCTGCGAACGCTGCCCTTGCCGCAGAGAAGGAGCGCATCCTCCTCATCGATCAGCAGATCGCCGCGGCTGAGGCTCGGATGAATTCTGCGGGCGGTGCAGTGTCGCGCGGCCAGATGAGCAAGTTCTATGGCGCCTGGGCGAATGTGAGCGACCAGCGCGCGGCTTTCGCGGCCGCCGAACAGAACCTTGCGCGCGCGCAGCGGCTCGAGGAGGGCATCCGCGCCCGCCTGACCAATGCGCCCGATCGCATGAAGGGCATGCAGGAGGCGAACCTCCGCGCCAATCTCGACGCCCAGAAGCAGTTCGCCGACGAGAAGCTGGCGCTCGGTCGTTCGCTCCAGAAGGCTGAGAACGAATTCGCCTCTGTGCAACAGGGTATCCTCGCCTCGCAACAGAAGGCCCAGCAGAGCGCAACGGCCGCCTATCTCGCAGAGGTCACGCGCCGCGAAGAATCGATGGCCAGGCTCACCGCGTCGACCGAGAAGGCCGCGGCCGCGCAGATGGCGGTCGATGCTTCGGTGCTTCGGAATCATCAGGCACTCATGGCGCAGATGAACCGGATCGATGCTGAGGCAGCGGCGGCACGCGCGGCTGGCAATACGGCTCGAGGCGCCCTGACGCCGGCGACCGCCCAGCTTGGCGCCACGCGGGCTGCCGTCAACGCCAGCGCGCAGAGCACAGTGGTCGGCGCCATTGAGGCCGAAGCCGCAGCGATCGCGAAGGCGAACCAGGCGCACTTCTCCTACGCGCAGGCGGCCGGGCAGGTGGCGACCGCGCAGGCGCGCTTGTCCGCTTCGTCGATCGCCATGACGGCGATCTGGAACGGGTTGAGCTCCGCCGGCGCCGGGCTTCTTGGTTTCCTTGGTGGCCCGTGGGGTGCGGCGATCAC